ATTAATAGTATCGGAAGGGTCCTTATCTATGTAAACATCAAAAGATTTTTTTGGATTATTTGGATTAAATAAAAATTGTTTTTTCGTTTTTTTACACATAATATATGGAGCACAAGATGAACGCATTGTAAAACCTTTTATTTTGTTGGTCAAACACTTCTTTCTTGTGAACCTTCTCGGTAAATCAAAAAGTTTTCCATCGTTTCTTTTACACTTTTTCTTCTTGTTGGTGTGATTACAACAATTCATTTTGTCAACTTATAATTAATGAATAATATTTTATTAAATAAATTGATTCTAATTTATATAAATTATATAGTTTGTAAAAAATACTAATTATGTCATTCTCTCAAGAACGATGCTGTGTTTGTTTAGAAAATAAAAATTTTTACACAGAATGTAAACATTGTAATGATGGAAAATATTGCAAAAAATGTATAGTTAAATTAATCGAAGAAAATAAAGATGCAACTTGTTGTATTTGTAGACAAGAAACATGGTATAAAGATAAAGATAAAGATAAAATGCAAGTATTAATTAATAAACATAAAAAAAAAGTAATAGGAACTTCGTTGGATGAAACTATTATTAATGTTAATAATGAAGAAAATAATATCTCAAATGTTTCGGAAAATAATGAAGATAATTGTTATATAATAAAACAAATTTACACTATACTTTTAATAAGCTTTATTGTGTGGCTAATAATTTATGGTTTAATTAAAGATAATAACGATGGTTTAGATACAAACTATAAATATCCCGGTTTAATACTAATATTCGTATCAATATTGGGGGGGTGTTCCATGTTTACGTGTTTTAATTATATAAAAAAACATTGTAGTTGTCGAGAATTTATCTTTACTGGATTTTGTTTAACTATATCATCAATTTTTGGTTATGTGTTCACATTTATATTATGCGAATTGCATACAAATTATTCTATTAACGATAAAATAAATTCTCTTATTATAATTAGTATATCACTTGCTTCTGGCATAGCATTAGCAATAGTAACTGCTCTAATAATAATTTTAAATAAAGATATATACGAAAAACTTAAAGAAAAATGTGGTTATGATATTGCGGAATGTTGTTGCAACCCATTATTTATTATGATACATATTATGATAAGTATCTTCCTTATTCAATTAGGAAGAATAATTATGTTTGATTATATTAAAATAATTTTAGATGTAAATGAAGAGCACCGACTATTTTTAGAAATTCTAATAAGTTATGTTGTAGGAGTTAGTATATTTATTATTCCAATATCTCTAATCAATTTAATATGTGTTAATAAAACATTGTTTAAGTGTAAATGTAAAAAAGAGTCAACGTCAGAAACAAGTATTAGTATCGAAGAAATTCTTTAATTTTATTTATTATAAAAAAATACAAAATCGTCATTATATATTTTTATCTATTTATCTTTTTACATATTTCTCTTAAATTAAGTCCTAATAAACTTACGGTAACAATCTCTTCTTGTTTCGCATCTTGAAACATCGACACCATTTTTTTTTAACATATTTTTTATTTTATTAAATTTAATATCATACGAGTTAATATATTTAAGATCGTTGAACAAATTTCTCCGCGAAGGATACCATAAATCATTTATGAAAGACATTGATATATTGCCATCATTTATTGTCTTAATGTTATCAATCCTAATAGGCCCCCAACCATAAACCCAGAAATTTGAACTCTTTTTTTTTTGATTTTTATAATTACCAGTTTCATTATTTCCCCTCCAAGTTGTTTTTGAAAAATAACGTTCTAAATCGATATTATTGCAATTACGAATAGCACACTCATTTAAAGAGTCCCATCTTAACGTGTTGACATCTTCAACGCGCGTATCTTTACAAAATCCTAGACTTATTTTTACTCTACCCATTAATATATTTCCATTATATTCACATTCCATTGGCACATATGTCATACTACACGGGTCATTTTTATTAGAAAGTTCATCAAAAATTTCATATAAATCAATTCCTGGATTAATATTCATATATTCTTGATCGGCTTCAAATGTTTCAAAATGTGGTTGTCGAGGATGTGGTAATTGTTCCCACCTTTCCCATTGGATTCGTAGTTTTTCGCGTTCATTGTAAACATCAACTATTTCTTTTTTAGAAGCATGAGGAGTAATGGCATATCTAAAAATAATCGAGATTATTTCATCTGGTAAGTTTTGAACATGGTTGTTGAATTTTTTATTTTTATTGTTAATTACAATCGCCTGTGTTTTATTAAAACGCAATGTTAGTTTATCCAACTCTTTCTTTTTTTTATTTATTTCCTCGTGCATCTCTTTAATTTTATTATCCTCTTTATCGTCGTTAGAAATAATAACCAGTTTCTTGCGCCTCTTTGATTTATTTTTTTTTGGTTCAGTGCGATTTGGAACAATAACCAGTCTCTTGCGCAGTATCTTTTTTGCTCTTGAATCTGTCATGTTTTCTTTAAAAGTTTTCAATATTTTTTGATAAATAATATATCAAAAAATATACTTCAATTTACTGATTTAATCGATTTCTTCTATGCTCGGTTCATTTACAGCTTCGTTTACAGGAATATCTGCGGACTGCTTTTCATTATCTTCTGGCATACCCATCCCTGCACCTGCACCTGCACCTGCACCCATCTTTTCCATAATTGGTTTAACTATCTCCTCCAATTCTTTTTGTTTATTTTCATACTCAGTAATATTATCGGAATTTGTATATAGCCAAGTCTTAATTTCTTCTATTTTCTCTGCAACTTTATTTTTGTCTTCGTCATCTAATTTAATTTTTTCATCATTTACAACGCTCTCCATAGAGTAAACATAATTTTCTAATTTATTCTTTGACTCTATTACCATTTTAATTTTATCATCATCGTCTTTATATTTCTCGGCATCAGCTACCATTTGCTCAATGTCGGCTTGGCTCAACCTACCCTTATCATTTGTAATCGTAATCTTTTGTTCTTTTCCTGTTGACTTTTCCATCGCATTTACATTCAATATACCATTTGCATCAACATCAAAAGAAACATCTATTTGGGGCTGACCCCTTGGCATCGGTGGTATACCCTCAAGTGTAAATTTGCCCAACATATTACAATCCTTCGTTTGTGCGCGCTCACCTTCATATACTTGAATGAGGACACCAGGCTGATTGTCTGCGTAAGTAGAAAACGTCTGACTTTTCTTTGCAGGTATAGATGTGTTCCGCTTTATCAGAGGTGTCATAACTCCGCCTGCTGTTTCAAGACCAAGCGAAAGAGGTGCAACGTCCAACAATAATACATCTTGTAATTTTGCCGATTCATTATTACCACTTAAAATCGCAGCCTGAACTGTTGCGCCATAAGCAACTGCCTCATCTGGATTTATAGATTTGCAAACCTCCTTTCCCCCAAAAAAATCAGACAACATTGATTGAATCTTGGGGATTCGGGTAGAACCACCGACCAAGACAATCTCATGAATCTGTGTTTTGGAGATTTTTGAATCGCGCAAAACTTTTTCAACTGGCTCCATACATTTTCTAAAATAGTCCATATTCATATCCTCAAATCTGGCACGAGTAATAGTAGAATTAAAATCTGTACCATCAAATAGGGAATCTATTTCCAAATGAGCTTGGGTAGATGACGACAGACTTCTTTTCGCTCGCTCGCACGCTGTTCGCAAACGTCTAAGAGAACGTTCATTCCCAGTTAAATCTTTTTTATATTTTCTTTTAAATTCGGTTGAAAAATGAGTAACCATTCTATTATCAAAATCCTCGCCACCTAAATGCGTATCACCAGCAGTAGCTTTAACTTCAAAGATACCCTCTTCTATTGTCAATAGCGAAACATCAAATGTGCCGCCACCCAGATCGAATATTAATACATTTTTCTCATTGTCATCATTCTGTTTATCTAAACCGTAAGCAATCGCTGCAGCTGTTGGCTCATTAATAATTCGCAATATATTTAAACCAGCTATTGCACCGGCGTCCTTGGTGGCCTGTCTCTGAGCATCATTAAAATAAGCAGGAACTGTAATTACGGCGTTTTTTACATCTTTTCCCAAATATGCTTCCGCGATCTCTTTCATCTTAACCAGTATCATGGATGAGATTTCTTCCGGAGTAAATGTTTTTTCCTCTTCTTTATAATTTACTTCTATTAGTGGTTTATTATCACTATCTGGCTTTAATTTAAATGGCCAATGTTTCATATCAGATTTTACTGTATCATCTGTAATTTTTCTACCAATTAATCGCTTGGCATCAAAAACAGTATTAAAAGGATTAACAGAAACTTGGTTTTTAGCGGCATCACCAATTAAACGTTCCTTATCGGTAAATGCCACATACGAAGGTGTGGTTCGATTACCCTGATCATTTGCTATAATTTCGACTCTATCATTTTGCCATATACCAACACACGAGTATGTCGTTCCAAGATCGATACCTATTGATTCTCCTTCTACTGCTGTCATAATATACTTATAATTAATATTTCTTTAATATATTTGCTATATTAAACAAATTGATCATACATTATCTTGCAATCATTAAAAATATATAAAGTATTCTATAAATCACCAAACCATCTATTCATATAAAATGATTCGCTTATTTCCGGTTCCATATCAAAACCATAAACTACCGAACCATTTATTTTTGATGAAACAATTATTTTTTCTTCGTTATTAGATGATGGAACATCTTCGTTATAATAATAAATATTTCCCAGTTGAATTATTTTACCTAAAAATATAATATCATAGCTTGTGGATGATTGATTCTTTTCTTTATGTATTACTAACCAAATATTTTTACCATTATATTTTATTGCACTATTTGTATTAATATCATTCGTTTCATTGAATAAATTCCATTTACCATGTAATCGATTCGTGGTGGAATTAAGATTAATGCTCGTCCAACTATTATTTAGATGTAAATCTAATAAATGTAAATTATTTGTATGCATGTTTTCCAAAAACCATTTTCCTGTAACATTATTTTGATTAAGATAAACTGTTGGATCTTTATCGCGAATGAATGTAATATTATGAAACTGTTCGAAAACCGGTTTCATAGTAAAATTGCAAATATAATATGGAGATATTACACCTTCGCAAACCGACCCGGTAATGTTCAAAGTATTATTATAAATTTTTCCGTAATATTTTTTTTCAATATTATTATCTCTCAAATTAAAATAAAATACATCATCATTTGTACTCCAATAACCAACATAATTACTTTTTGTAATACCGGATTTATATATTACTCCATGTGGTTTTATATGTATTATAGATTTTTTATCGTTCTCTTTTACAAACCAAGACCCAACGAAAGAGTGTTTTTGTAAATGAGAGGTTATTGTATTATGTATCCTATTATTTTTCATTATATTAAATAAAAAAAGAGAGAAACCCCATTTCATATTTAATATAAATATGTTATATTTTTAAACATTATTAAAAATTTATTATAATATAATATTTAATATGTTTGCAAAGTTTGATTACTCTTTATATGACACACATTCTATTGTTAAAGTTATTTTATATAATGAAATTAATGAATTATATTTCAATAATTTTATTGATGAGTGGGAAAGTCTGTATAAATTTAAAAAAAATTTTATTTTTATATTTAATACAAAAAATATTGGTCTAATGCCATTATATTATTCTATCCAAATGAGTCAATTTATTTCAAAACTTAAAAAGGAACCGAAACAATATTTACAAAAAAGTATTATAATTGTAAATAGCAATATTGTAAAATTTATGTTGAATATTATTTTTACTTATCAAACACCTGTAGCACCTGTTTATTTAATTGAATTAAATGATAATACAAACGATATTATTGATAAAATAATACACAATGAAAACAAATTAATAAATAAAACAAATATTACAACAATTTTACCTTCAAAATAAGATATTTATTAATATTATTAAATATAAATTTTTATTACTTATTATTAATTATAATTATATGTTAGAATTACTTGTATGGATATCAATGACATGTATAGTCTTCGGTTTTATTATATGGTTTTTTTATCCATCTCATATTTATAATAAAAAAAATAAAAAGATTAATCCAAAAATTTAATTTTCGTCAGCATTTATAGTTTCGTCAGCATTTATAGTTTCGTCAGCATTTACAGTTTCATCAGCATTTACAGTTTCATCAGCATTTATAGTTTCGTCAGCATTTACAGTTTCATCAGCATTTATAGTTTCGTCAGCATTTACAGTTTCATCAGCATTTATAGTTTCGTCAGCATTTACAGTTTCATCAGCATTTACAGTTTCATCAGCATTTATAGTTTCGTCATCTTTTACTACTGTATTGTTATTTATTACACGATATTTAATATTTTGTAATTGCAAATAATGTAATATATTCTGTGGCAATGTTGATAGCGAACTCATATAAGTGGTATACTTAAATCTTGTTAGTACACTGTTCTCAATGAAATTAAAACTATACCACCAATATGAAGGTATATATAACATATCCCCCTCTTTCAACGTTATTTCTAAACTCTTAATTTTTTCAAAATCATTTTTATATTTTTCCTGCAAATTCCACGGATTTATAGCAGATAAATATTCATTATTTTCATAATCCTTTATTTCATGTAAATTATTACTATATTTTGGTGGCATTAGCTTAATCTTAATAGCTCCTTTAACCATATAAAAAAAATTTCTATTATACAAATCATATTTTAATGGTGTTATTAGTCCCTTATTTCCAATATTAATATCATACATATTGTAAAAGTTTAAAGGCGGTTTAAGTAACAAATCATTATTTTTAAATATTTTTTTCAATCCTGTTTCGGTTATAAAATCATCATTAGATTCTATTAAATAGTTAGCACCCTTATCTTTTTCTAATATGTCCAGCGCCCTTTTTAATGGATAAGATAAATATAAAGATTCATTATTCTTATTATCGCTATTATATTTTACATTTCTAATATTAACATCAAACATAGAGTGGTTATTTATAAGATTATTTAAATTGCAAGTATTATTTATTTCTTTATTATTAAATTTAAACCTTGTTGGTTGTTTTAAATTACATATTTCCTCAAATTTTTCTTTGTTAGGTACTTCAATATCATAAATTTCCAAATCATTGCTTGTTTTGAGATGAAAAAATACGTGGATATATAAAAATAAAACTATACAAAATATTAAAAAAATTATTATAAACATATTAATATTCTAATTATAAATTTTTTTACCGATCTTTACTCATCGTCAATTACCTTTGTTGCTAAATAAAATTTAACAAAACTTTCGTCGTCCAAATCATATCTGCCGGTCATGGGTTTATCCTCACTAAAGGTCATATTAAATTCGTCGGATAATTTATTAAAAAGACACATCATCGCAATATACTTTAAACTATAACTTTGTTTTATGTCTGAATCTTCGACCACAGAATATTCTGTTACATCATCTAAATTAATATTTACCTTCATTAAACCATAAATACCATCCGAAAACATAGATACCTCTTCTTCTGTAAAATGCAAGCTCAAA